GCACGCTGGAGGGCCTCGAACTGCTTCGCGCCGACATGCGCCGCGTCCCGAAGGGCCTTGACCGCGACCGCATCATCTCTGCGGCCAAGCGCCGCGCCGACCAGATCCGCGCCGAACAGGAACCGCCTGCCGGCGACCCGCAAATCGTCCAGGCCGAGGAGGGCACCGTATGAGCACCCCAGTGATGACCCAGGCCGAGGCGGCGCTGCACTACCGCCTGCAGGCCGCGCAAGACATGTTCGTCGTCGCGGACAACCGAGCCCGCACCGCCCGCGAGCACATTGACCGCCTGCTGGTGGCGATTTACGAGCTTTCGTTCCCGCTGCTGAGCCACCCGGAGCACGGCAAAGCCGCCGGCAAGGCGCACGACATCGCTGTTGACATTGAGGACTGGTGGTTTGCCGAGGAGAGCATTGATGACGACGAATGACGCCCTGCTGACTGAGCAGGAACTTGCCGAGCGATGGCGCGTGGCCAAGCGCACCGTGCGCCACTGGCGCGCCAATCAGCGCGGGCCGGCGTTCATTCGGCTCGGCCGCACCCAACAGGGGCGCGTGATGTACAGGCTTGCCGATGTGCTGGCCTATGAGGCTCGGCAGAGGAAGGAGGAAGTGGAATGACCACATCCGAATGCATGGAATACACCCAAGTCTTCCGCACCCTAAAGCTGGAGCTTGCCATCATTGCCGTCGTTGCGCTACTGCTGGGCGTTTGGATTGGGAGGCGCGGATGACCACATGGCACAAAGGCCCGCCGCCTAGCATCGGCTGGTGGCCGGCGAGTCGCCGCCGTAATCCAGAGCTGCTGCGGTGGTGGAACGGTGAGTGGTGGAGTTGCGCAGCGCACATCACTTGGACGGCCGAGGATGCCGAGGGTGCTGCAGAGGTGGGGACTACCATGAGCGACATCGAATGGACCGAGCGGCCCGCATCGTGGCCGGAGAGGGCAAAGACATGACCCGAGAAGACATCCTCAAGCTGGCGCGGGTGGTTGGATTGCGTAGTGCAGTTTTGCTGCACATATACGACGGCAGAGAGGGGGCGCTGGCCGAGTTGCAGAGGCTTGAGCGTTTCTTCCGGCTAGCCTACGAGTCCGGTGCCGCAGCAGAACGCGAGAAAGTCGCCCACTGGATGCGCAACTGCGGCTACGCCACCGGGCACGGCGACACGGTAGAGGATCTGCTGGACCACCTCGACACGCAGATTACGGAGAGGTTGCTGATGGAGCGCGCCGCCTGCGCCGACATCTGCGACCAACACGCAAGCATTGAAGGGATTGCGCAACGGTGTGCTGCGGAGATTAGAGCGAGGAACAAGACATGACCAAAGACGAAATCGCCACCCTGATGAACGAAACTGCAGGCCAGCACTGGGGCGACGAGGCGCACTTCCAGCGTTTTGCCGTCGCGCTTGAAAAGCGTTTTGAGGCGGCGACGAAGTTTGTGATCAAGCTGGCAATGGAAGTAGAACGCCAAAACGGCGCAGCCGCCGAACGCCAGCGCTGCGCCAAGGTTGCCCGCCAGTGGGACGTAGACTGCCCGAACACAAACTACGGCGGGTGCATTGCCCGTCTTATTGAAGGGAACAACCCATGAAACCCAGCCACCTCACCACCCCACGCACGCTGGCCGACTGCACGTTCACCACGGGCTACAACATCGCGGAGCCGCGTTCGCGTTACGTTCCAGCGCCCGCAGTTATTATTGCGTGCATTGCACTGGGAGCCCTGCTGTGGACATTGCTCTGACCATCGACATCATCGTCTGCGCCGTGCTGGCCGCTGTCGGCGTGTTGCTGTTCTGGCCGCAGTTGTAGGAGGTACTGTGTTGTTTGATATGGATGCACGAAAGCGCAGAGCGCAGCAAAGAGCGCAGCAAAGATTCTTGCAAGAAGCAAGAGAGATTCTTGGTTTGCTGAGAATTAGTGGTATGGAAGTTGGTGTAGTTGGGGCAAAAATACGGGTCAAAAATGCAAGTAAGTTGACGGACCAAAATAGGGATAAGATTAGGTTTTACAAACAAGCACTTATTACCCTGCTGCGAATTGAGCAGCTTGAATCATCTGCGAAGCAGGATAAATGGCTATGAGCCGCCTTCCCACCGGCTGCGACCAGCAGGGTCGCTATCCCGAGGCCGCCGAGGCCTGCACCGAACTCGGCGCTGACGACTTCGACGACGCGGCCCAGTACATCATCTGGCACCTCGTCATTGCCATCGTGATCGTCGGCGCTATCGCCGGGGCTGCGGCGCTGCTATAGCGTCATAGGCCCGCTCGCAGGCAGTGCCGGCAGCGCCTCGAGCGTCGGCTACGGCAGCAAGCTCTGCAGCCGCTTGCGCAACCCCTCTGAGCAGGTTGGTGAGCACCACTCCGGGGTCTGGGGCTGCCTGGCCTCCGAAGGAAGGGTCGGCACGGTCGCGCTGGGGATTGGCGCACTGGGCGGCGATGATTTCGGCACGGCGCTGCAGGCCGTCAGCAGCACTGCGGGCACGAGCAGCGTCAGCAGACGCAGCGCGGATCTTGGCTTGGGCATCGGTCTGCACCTCCGTGTGCTGGGCTCGCCAGCGTGCTTCCAAGGCTCGCGCGGCTTCGCTGGCGGCAAGGGCCTCGGCCACCAGTTTCTCGCGCTCCTGAGCCCGTTCTGCGCGTTCTGTGGCCAGTGTGGCGCGCATCCGTTGTTCGGATCGCTCGGCGACGTTGAGCTCCCACGCAAGCATGCCGGACGTTACCGCCAGGCCGACGCACATGGCGCCGAGGATGTAGTAGATGGTGCGGTCGATCATTGGCCCAGACACTGCCGGTTCTCAGCCTGCCGGCGCAGCGTCAGGCCGCGCAGGGGTTCGCCGCGGAAGCGATCCCAGCGCAGGATCTCGGCGCAGGCCCCGGCGTAATCGCCCGCGTTCAGCCGGCGCACCAGCGTCGAGCCGCAGAACGCCCCCGGCCCGATGTTGTACGCCAGGCTCAGGAAGGCATCGTATTCGTGCTGATGCAGCGGCACCCGCACACACTGTTTGAGCGCACCTTCGAAGCGCTGAACGTCAGCGAGCTTGCGTACCAGCGCCTGCACGGGCTCAATGGTATCGCCCGATTTCACGCCGGCAGTGGTGCCGAAACCGATGGTTGGAACGTCGCCCTTGACGGGAATGTACGCCTCGCCACGGTAGCCCTCATGGACGGCAATGCCGACCAGAGCAGACGCTGAGAGCGTCAGGGCGCCGATGACGATGCGGGCTTTCATTCCGAGTCAGGCCCGCCCCGAAAGTGCATTCTGCCCCAGCGGTAGAGCAGGAAACCGATCTGGAGCACCAGATAGATCAGCGTGACCCACAGCACCAAGTCATTGACGGGCATGCCGGCAATAGTCGCGCCAGCGACGGCGACTGGCGGCGAGGCCTTGGCGGCTTCGGTGGCGATGTCGGCTTTCTGCTGCATGGTCAGGCTCATGTCAATCGCTCGTCGGTTTCTGCAGCGCGAGCCTCGCGCTCCATCGGATGATCGGCGTACCCGTGGCGGACGAGGCCCCACAAGTACGTAACATAGTATCGCATTACGCCCATGCGCTCGTGCTGCCGCCAGTGCGCCTGCTCGTGGCGGATCAGGCGCTGGCTGTGCAGGTGCTCGGCCAAGATGAAGATCCCGAACGGCGCCAGCGCCGCGCCTGCGAAGCCGAAGCGGCGCAGGAACCAGGCGATGATGTGGCGGGCGGGGCGCGGGGTCATTTGTTCAGCGCGTTGCGGTTCTGGCCGTCAGGCATAAGCGCATTGACACCGCCTCTGCTGGCCTCAGCCTTGGCTGCTCGCGTCTTCGGGCCTTGGCCGCCAAGAACTTGCGGCCTGCCGGGACGCAACCTTTCCTCCAAAGCCTCCAGCGCGCCAGTCATTCTGGCGCGAGACTCCCTAATGTCCGCCAGTTCCTTATTCTTGCGCTCGATGTCTCTGGCAAGCAGGCGCAGGTTGTCGCGGTTGGCGAGCTGCTCTGCTAGCAGTGCCTCCTTGCGCGCCAGCGCCTGATCGCGCTCTCTGGCCGACTTTATGGTGCTTTGGACCCACTCTCGGTCCTGCATCTTGGCGGCAATGGCTTTCTCATCCAGCGCCTTAAAGCCGGGGGCTACGTCGGCAAGGTTAACCTTGGTGCGCTCCCATGCAACCTTTTCTGATGCCGTCAGGTTGAACTTCTGATCGCGCGCCACTTTCTCTGCGGCCGACGCCAAATCCGAACCCAAGTCGCGGAAGGTTTCCGGCGTTGCGCCCTTCAAACCTTGGCTGCCTTCGCGGAATCGGCCAGTCACCGGGTCAAAATCCAAGATCACTTCGCCGGTTGCTGGCCTGCGCGCCGCTGCTTCTGCTGCCGCCTGCCGGGCCTCGGCCTCACGACCCACGGCGCGGGATACGCCAGCGCGACGAACATCCTCTGCGCGCAGCGTGGACATCGTGGCTTCGGCGCTCGGCGCCGGCAACTGCGGCGGGCCTTGCTCCGGGCCGACAAAACGCGCAGTTGGCGTTTGCCGAGTCGTTGCAGCAGGCGTTGGGGGCGGGACAAATGCACCTTCTGCTGTTCGCCTCAGCACTTGAGGCTGTCCACCCATAACAAACGCGCCAGCCTCCGGCATCAGCACATTCTGCGGCGCCACATAAGGCACCAAAGCGTTGACGGGCTCAGGCTCGGGCGTCGGGAAAATGCGCCGGTCTTCTGGCGCGGCAAAACGGCGTTGGTATTCCGGCGTCGCCATTTTGCGCGCCCGCAAGCCGGTGTACAACTCCGCTGCCCCCGCACCAACCACGCCGCCGGCAATCGGCCCCACGGGCGTGACTGCGCCTAAGCCAGCGCCGATGGTGCCGCCGATGCCTGATCTCGTCAGATGCGTACCGGCTCGTTGCAAAAGCGTCGATGGCGGCGCAGACGAGGCAATCTCGGGGAAGTTGCCGGCGATTGCGCCAATGTCCGCGATGATCCCCGTCAGCGCGTTGTCCCGCTGAGTCAGTCGCGCAATCGCAATCGGGTCCACCTGACCCGTGTTGAAGTCTGTCGCGTCCTCATAGGCATAAGTCTTTGCCATGGCGGCGCGCGCTTGGCGAAAATCATCTTTGAACCTTGGGTCAAAAATGTTGTTTTCTGCCAAGTTTTCCAGCGATGCGGCAATTTTGAGCTTAGCCTCTGCCTCGGCTATGCGTTCTGGCGACGGCGCCTGCCCCATCTTCTGCGCGTTTCGTATGGCTTGCGCGTCTCTGCGAAGCTGCCGAATGCTCTCCAGCAGACGGTTGCCGTCCATGCCCGCATCAATCTTGTTGATGGCCTCGTCAACAAGTCTGTTCACGCGCCGCGCGCCGGCCTCGCCGCCAATAGCAGCTTGCTCAACACGCAGATTTTCAAGCTGCATGCGGATTTCGTTGTCTGCCCTCATCGCACCCATGCGGCGCAACTGCTCGTAAGGCCCGCTGACGGCGTTTCTGGCCTCCTCAAATCCCTTGGCGTTTAACGTGGTCTGCAATGACAGACCCATGTCCCGTTTTGCAAGCTCCGTCCACCTGGGCGCGTTCTGCTTGACAAAGATTGCGTTGACATCTCTGTTGCCAGCAAGCGCAGACCGCGCTCTGTTTGCCAGCGTCGGGTTTGACGTTGCGGGGTTGAGCGCAATCCCGAGTTCAACAGCGCGCTGCGCCGCCTCAATTTGCGGTGCCCTCTGCCAATCGGCCGCAGAGCGTTGCAGCGCAGTTTGCTCCGCTCGCGCCGCCCTTGCCGTGTCAATGGCGCCGCGCACCAGTCCGGCCTCTTGCCCAGCAATCCTGCCGGCCTGTTGTGCTGCAGGCAACCCAGCGCCCATGACTGCGGGCGCCGTGCCAATAACAGGCGGCAGAGCGCTCAACGCGGGCGCAACAGCCTCCAGCGCTGCCTGACCTTCCGGCGTTTGAGGGCGGCGGATGCCCCCCAGCATTTCTGCGGCAGCGGCCTGTGCTTGCGGCGTTACACCTCGCCCGCGCACCAAGGCATACGGAGCGGCAACCAGTCCGCGACCGGCAGCGCTGCCAAGCGTCAGCGCAACATCCATCGGGGCAGTTACTGCGCCAAGGACGCGCTGCCCGACGCCGCGCTGCGGCTCTGTTTCCGGCAGCATGACGAAGCCGGATTCCGTTGGGATTTCGCCGGCCTCCACCGGCCGCATGCCGGCAGGGGTTTCGGCAAACCGCGCAAACGGATTGACTTGCGGCTGCTGGACAAATTGCGCGAACGGATTGGTAGCCATCAGCGACCCCTTGCCTTGGCTGCGGCACCAGGCCCAAAGATTGCGTCAAACTGAGCGTCGGTGCCTTGGCCGCGCTTGAGCGCATCAATGGCCGCTTGCGTTGGCTGCGGGAAGGTCTGGCCCGTTGCAGGTCTTGCCGGCGCGGCACCGGGAGCTGCCGGCCGAACGCCACCTTGTGGCGCGCCACCGGCAGGCACAAACGGAACCTCCGGAATTTCAACCGTCAAAGGAATGTTTGTTTGAATGCCTTGAACATTACGATTGTGCCGCGCTATAACATTCCGCGCGGCCCTTTCATTTATATCAAGGATTCGCTCAATAGCTTTACGGTCCAGCGTAATTTTCCCGCCGGCCATTTTTTCCGCATATTCGCGGTCTGCGTTAGAAAGTCCTGTTCCTGCGCCAAATTGCTTAATGATGCGCCCGACGTTTTGCGCCATATTTGACGCAAACGCCTGCGTGTTTGCCACGGCATCTTGGGCAAAACTTATACCAGCCGTATTGAGCGCGGATCCAAGAGAAGTCAAAAATTCCGCGCCAAATCCCGTGAAAACCGGGCCTTTGAGCAGTTCTCGACCTTGCCGAACAGTGTCTATGATGCTCGCGGCATCTTCTGCCACGGCCCTGTCTGCCATCAACTTGTCGGCTTGCGCTCGGCCAAGACCAACCTCAAAAGCTTTTTGCTGTTCCGGCAGCTTCACTTCCACGCTAGTTGATGCCGCAGGCGGCCGTTCCGTCAGCATCTGAATCCGCTTCTCAAGCGGAACCCTTCGCGGATCGCCGGCAGGCAACTGATCAATTTCTTGCTGCAGGCGCGAGATTTCAGACGGCGCAAATTCTCGATCCGTTTTGGGCCTGTTCGCATCTGCAATCGCCCGCCCAAGCTGCTGCAACTGAGCATTTCTGCTTTGCAGCATCTGCCCGACCTGATCTGGCGAATACTGCCTACCGGCGTACTCCAGCATCTTTGCAGGCGCAGCCTGTGCCATCATGGCGTTCACGGGCTGGGCGCCACCAGCAGCGCCAAAGTCCATCTCTGGCGCTGCTTCTGGTGCTGCGGCCGGCATGGCGGCAGGCTGCTCGGCCATCGCAGGCGCACCGCCGCCGCCAAAGATTCTCTGGCGCTCGTCTTGCTCCTCCGCAATCAGCATAAGCTTTTGGCCAAGTTCAAGGTGCTCAGGGCTTGTGCCAAAAGTCAAAAGCACCCTAGACATTTCCTTTGCGCCACCAGGAAATGCCTTAGCCACTTCAGATTGAAACTGCTGGTACGCCTGCTGCTTGCGCACAGCCTCGGCAGTTTCCATCTGCTGCTGCTGCACCCCCCGCAGCGCATTGATCCCAGGCGCAATCCGCGACAGCGTCTGCAACTGCGACTCAGGCGCAAACTGCATTGGCTGGCGCTGGGCCGCCATCAGGGGAAGTCGAGCGTCAAGTTGCATGATTTCAGCCCCCAATGGTGCGCCCGAAGATGTCTCGGATGAGGCGTTCTTCTTGCTGCCGGTTCAGATAGTTCTGATAGGCCCCAAGCGCCCCGCCGATGGCGTTACTGTACGCTGAACCACGGGCAGCGCGCCCAGCTGCCAGCGCGTTGGCCTCTTGGCCCATGATGTTGCCGGCAGAAGTGCCGAAGCCGGACGCTGCGTTGCCAAGCTGGGTGCCGGTAGATCGGCCGATGCCCGCAATATCCGCAAGGCGGCCAAACGCCCGGTCGTACTCCTGCGACGCCGTATCCTGCGCAAACCGCTGACCCGCTTTCAGCGCGCCGCCCGACAGGAAATTGCCCCGCGACGCCTGCATGCGCTCCAGCGCCTTCAGCCCCTCGCCCAGACGGAACCCGTAGCCCGGGTCCATCTCCAGCATCTGCTGCTGCGAGCCCGGGCCGCCGAGGCCCATCGCACCGGACAGGCGCTCCAGCGCTTTTGTGCCGGCAGTGCGGTACGGTTCAAGCAGCCCTTTCTGGTACTCAAACATCTCCCGCTGCAAGGCGAGAGCGTTTGCCGCAGCCTGTGACTGCGTTTCTGCGGCCTTCTCTGCCGCGTT